AATTTTGAAAGACCCTTTAGAAGTTATATAGGATCACAAGTTAATTCTTTATTATTTGAACCAGTTTCTCCTCTTCTTACTGCAATGCTTGAAAGAGCGATATCTGATGTTATTCAAAACTTTGAACCTCGAGTAAATCTTCTAAAAGTAACTGTAATATACAGCCCTGAAAATCATGATGTATATGTAACTATTTCTTTTAAAATAAAAAATACATCAACTCCATTATCAGTCAATTTAATACTAGAACGTACTCGTTAATCACTATGGCAACTTCACCAAATAATAGAATTAAAGTATCTGATTTAGATTACAATCAAATACGTGAAAATTTAAAAACTTTTATGAGAGGTCAGTCGCAATTTAGTGACTATGACTTTGAAGGTAGTGCTCTTTCTACACTAATTGATTTGCTTGCGTATAACACGCACTATAACGCGCTATATACTAACCTTGCAGTTAATGAAATGTTTTTGGATTCTGCAAGTAAGCGTAGTAGCGTTGTTTCAATTGCTAATAATTTTGGATATACGCCTCAATCTTGCAAAACATCACTTGCTGTGTTGAATATTACATTGACTCAACAGAATGCAACTGCACAAATCAAATACATTCCTAAATTATCTAGTTTTTCAACTACAATTAATTCAGTACAATATTCATTCTACACACTTCAAGATTATTCGGCATCATTAAATGGGAATATGTACTCATTTAAAAATGTAGAAGTATATGAAGGAACTCCTCAAACTCAATTATTTCTATGTACTTTACCTGAACAAAAATTTATATTACCAAATAAAAATATAGATGTTTCTACAATAAGTCTTACTGTTCAACAAACCGGTGAACAGCCAGATTACGTGAACTATTCGCTTGCAACTGATGTATTAGATCTTACTGCTAATAGTAAAATTTATTTTATTAAAGAGCTAGATGATCAAACTTACCAAATATCATTTGGTGTTAATGGATTAGGCACACCAATATTAGTTGGAAATATTATTACAGTCACATATATGATTAGTAATAAAACTTTAGGAAATGGTGGTTCAGTATTTACATATACTGGAGGTGGTCTTGGTGGTGTTGTAGCATGTTCAACTGTTAGCAATTCATATGGCGGAAAAGAATCAGAAACAATTGATCAAATAAAGTCAAATGTATCGCAATCATTCTTTGATCAAAATAGAGCTGTTACTGCTGGAGATTATGTATCTCTTATTAAAAGATTATATACCAATTTAGATTCTATTAATGTTTGGGGTGGAGAAGATAATAGCCCTCCTCAATATGGTAAAGTATACATATCAATTAAACCAACTAATGGCCCATATTTAACGCCTCCAGAAAAAAGCTATCTAACTGGAACTCTTTTAAAATCTAAGAATGTTGTATCAATAACCCCTGAAATAGTTGATCCTTCTTATTTAAATATGGAAATTGATACAACAGTATATTATAATAGTAGTAAGACAACACGTTCTGCAGATGAATTAATATATGCAATAAAAAATACTATATCATCATATAGAGATATTAATCTTAAAAAGTTTGATGGTATTTTTAGAATGTCTAAATTTTCGACAGCTATTGATGCAACTGATCAATCTATTTTAAGTAGCATTACTACATTTAAAATATACAGTGAAGTGATACCAAGATATAACGCGTATGCAACATATACATTAAATATAGTCAATCCAATTTACAATGAAAAAGTTCCAGAAGAAGCATTTACATCTACAGGATTTTACATAGATAATACTAACATTGTATATTATTTAGATGATGATGGAATTGGAAATATTAGACTTTATAGTGTAATTGCTAATACGGGTACAAAGGTTTTTAAAAATCTAAGTATTGGAACTATTGATTATGAAAATGGCACAATAACTGTACGTGGACTTAGAATTACTAACTTACTTGAAGCTAACTTTTATTTTATCATTAAAACACAATCTTATGATGTTATATCTGTGCGAAATCAAATAGTAGATATACCAGCAGAACGAGTAACAGTAAATATCATTCAAGATAAAACTGTTTCAACTGGACTTATCTCTGGAAATAATTACACATTTACTTCAAGTAGAAACTAATGAATAGTAAGTTAAAGCAATCTATTGCTGTTCAGAGACAAATTCCTGAACACATTAGAGAAAATTATCCATTATTTGTAGAGTTCATAAAACTCTACTATGATTACTTACAACAAACTCAAGCTCAAGATCTTGAGGGGGTTCGCGATATTGACACTACATTAGAAGAATTTATTGGTAAATTTAAATCTGAATTATCCGATAATCTTCCAATAGATATGGCGCAGGATAAGCGCTTTTTAATTAAGCATCTTAAAGAATTCTATTTGTCTCGTGGTAGTGAATCATCATTTAAATTTTTATTTAGAACTCTTTTTTCTAAAGAAGCAGAATTATTTTATCCATCAACTGAGATTCTTAGAGTTTCTGATGGGCGCTGGAAACAAGATGTTTCAATATTTGTTCAAGTAACAGGAAATACTACTACTCTATTTCCATTAAATGACAAATATATAAAAATAATTACATCACGAAAAACAATAACAACTTATGTAGAAAACGTAACAGAATATACAAATACTACATTTGAAATATTCATTCAACGCGATTATGCAAATGAAATTGAAGTTGGATCTAAAGTAATATTTACTGATAATAGTGGAGTTAATTATACTGGAATAATTCTTCAGTGCCCTAGTAAAATTAGCATTTTTAAAGCTGGATATGGATTTACAGCAGGACAACTTTATGCATTAAAGACTAGTATTGGGCGTGGTTGTGTCATTAAGATTACAAAGGTTGGATCTCTTGGTGAAATAAAAGCAATTCAAGTAGTTAGCTTTGGATTAGATTATAAAAGTAAATTCTATTCATATTTGTCAAATAAAGATATTGGCGCATATGAATATGTGCATCCAGCGCAATTAAATCATACGTATGTTCCAGGAGAATCAGCGTATAATGAAAGAAGTGGTGGATTTGTTGACTATGGATTTGCGAGTAAGCAAACATACTTTTATTATGATGATACGATTCCAGTTGAAACTCCAGATTTTGCTTCTGATAGATTTTTTGCTGATCCAGGTTATGTTGGTGATATAGTTCAGCAATTTTATACAGATCAAACTGATAAAGCTATTGATGATAGTTTAGCTATTATTGAAGTCTCATTAGGTGCAGTTGCAAAATATCCTGGATATTACATGACTGCTAATGGTTTTATTTCAGATCAAATGTTTATTCATGATGGAAAATACTATCAAGCATTTTCATATGTAATCAAAGTAGAAGAAGAACTTAGAAAATATGCAGATATTCTTAAGACTCTTATTCATCCAGCTGGAATGAAAATGTATGCAGAATATAATATTTTTAAAGAACTTAAAGTTTCACTTATACAAAAATCTTTATATAAACTTTTAGAGTTTAGTGATAATGCAAATTTAGGTGACAGTGGTTATAACTATACTTCATACACTGGATCATTTTATGGTGTATTTGAAGATGTAGTTATTGATAATGTTACATATCAAAAACCAGTAATTGATTATCAGTCTACAAATAGCGCAAATATAGTATACTCTAATCAAGGAAAAGCTGCATTATTTTCAACAAAGTTTATTGTTGAGGTTATAAATGAGTTTGAATCAATTAATAAACTTATAGAAAAGCCACTTAGCGATAATGTAACATACGCAGAAGCACTATCAAAATTAGTATTAAAAACATTTGATGATCAAACTGAAACTATATTAGAAGGTGGATTTAATTATGATGCTTATACGCTATCATTAGATGCTCAGGGCGAAATAATATCTACTTCAAGTGGCAATAAAGTTTATTCTAATGCTGGTCAATCTGCGCAATTTATTGCTAAAAAAGTATTAGAAAATATCTTAAATGCTGAAGTTATTAGTAAACTTCTAGAAAAGCCATTTGACGATCAAACTGGAAGTATGGCAGATGCATCAAGTAGTTTTGTAGAAAAGCCATTTGACGATCAAACTGGAAGTATACTTGGTGACATTGATAATAAATCTGTACAAAAAACTATCAATGAAATTAATAGTATATTAGATTCATCAAGTAGTTTTGTACAAAAACCATTCAATGATTTTTTAGATTATCAAACTGAAACATATAATAATTTTACAATAAAGACATTAAATGAATTAATGGATTTAATAATTGATTCAAATATAAATGAAGTTATTAAAAACTTAATAGAATTTTTATCTTTGACAGAATCGATTATAAATTTTACAGAAAAATCATTATTAGATAGTAGTACACTAATAGATGCATCAAGTAATTTTATAGGAAAGCAACCTGAAGATCAGCCCATTAGTATAGTAGACGCATCAAGTAGTTTTGTAGAAAAGCCACTTGAAGATCAGCCCATTAGTATAGTAGACGCATCAAGTAGTTTTGTAGAAAAGCCACTTGAAGATCAAACTGGCGCTATAATAGATGCACTAATAAACTCAGTGCAAAAATCACTTAATGATTTGATTGATGTATCTTTAGATATAATAACAAATTCTACTAATAAAACCATCACTGAAGATGTAATAAATAATATAACAGATTCAATAGCGATTATTAGATCTATCTTCTCTGATGATATTGCATCATTGTTAGATAGTCTTACTAATGCTTTAACAAAATCTTTTGATGAAACTACTCTTAGCGCTACAGCAGTTGAGACTAGTTTTGTAAAAGAACCAATTAAGAATCAAAATGATTCTATAACCGCCATAACAAATGGCAGAGTAAACTTGTCACCATATAATTCAGAATTTTATTTTCAATTATTTAGTGACTACCAACCTTCAACAATAATATCCTAACGGATCAGGAGAAATTATGATTTTAATTCCAAAATACAATAATATAGTAGAACTTGGCGGTTCTTTATCAATTATTGTTACAGACACTACAACAAATACAATAAAGCAAGAACTATATGTTCCTAACGCGGTAGTATTTACTGGTAAAATTTTTATTGCATCACGCGTAGTTGGTACTTCAGCTAGCATCATGTCACACATGGGCATTGGTACTGATTCTACTACTGTTGATGCAGGTACTACAACATCACTATTAGGTAACCAAGCTTTGGGTGCTGAACTAACAGGTAACGGTTATACTCGTGCTGCGCTAGGTACAGCAACAAACAATAGTAGTAATGTTATTACATATTCTGCAAACTTTGCTGCTCAAAATCCTAATGCTCCATCAGGCGGTGCAGTTCTTCGTGAAGCAGGTATTTTTAATGCTTCAACTGCAGGAACAATGCTTTGCCGTACAGTATTCCCTATTGTTACTAAGCTACCAGCAGATGCATTGACTATTACTTGGACTGTGACAATTCAATAATTAACCTAGCACTGCAATGGCAAATAATACTACTCTTTTAAAGTATTCATTAAAGACAAATATTGTTAAATCAATTTATTTTGAAATTATATCAAAAGTATCGCGTTACTACTATACTTTTGGAAAGACTACTGCGTGGCCAACTGTAACAGCAATTACTAGTAACAATGAGACTTATACTGTTTCTAGTGAAAGTGATCCTCCGTCTGTTCCAGATACATATCCGTATGAGCTTGAAACTCGTGGGAATATGATATACGCAAAATATGTTGATTCAAATGATGCTGCCATTGTAGTGACTAGATATAATTGGTCTCCAGGCTTTGTATATGATATGTATGATGATTACAGTGCTGATAATTTAGCACAAAATGGCGCCGCGTCAATTGATGGCGCGCGCTTTTATGTAATTACAGACGAATATAATGTATACAAGTGCTTATCAAATAACGGAAATAGTACTTCAGTATCAAAACCTGTTGGCACTAGAACACTTGCATTTACATTAGATGATGGCTATGTTTGGAAATTCATGTATACAATACCATTGTATTTGAGAAATAAATTTCTTAATGCAAATTATATGCCTGTAGTTACTGCATTGGATAATCAATTTTATTCAAAGGGATCGATTGTTTCATACTCTATTGAAAACAGAGGTCATGGTTATGTTGCAAATACTTGGAAAGTCAAAAGAATTATTGTTATAAATGGCGGTAAAGGATATACGACTTCAACTCAATTTAATTTTCCTGCAGCTCCAAATGGCGGCGCACAAGCAACTGCTTCTATTACAGAGGTTGGAAGTAGTGGAAACGTTATCTCAATATCAGTAACTAATCAAGGTAGTTTGTATACAACACAGCCTATAGCTACAGTTACACCACCTGCTGGTGCATCTGGATTAGATTGGATAGTTGAATACGAACCAGCATCTTCAGCGTATACTAAATTGTCTATAACTGGTGATGGCTATAATGAATATAATCCATATAGTCTTAAAACAATTAATATTATTGATAGAGGAACATTTGCGTCAATACCTTCTGGAGACTTATTTACATTTCCAGCTCCTCAATTAACCTATGGTCGAATGCCAATTGTATCTGTAACATTTAGAAATAAAAGTGGCACTAGTTCATATGAAGTAAATACTATTACAGTAACTGATAGTGGTTATGGATATAATACTCCATTGATATTTGGAACTAACACATTTGCGTATCCTCTAACTCTTGGAGGATTTACATGTGATTTAGGTGCATCTTCACAGAAAAATGAAGCAGAATTAATACCACTTTTAAGCCCTACTGGAGAAATTACTGCAATTCAAGTTGTTAATCCAGGAATAGGCTATACCTATGCTACAGTGAATGTTATAGGAAAGAAAAGTATCTATATGGTTCCTGGCGATCTAGGAAGTCTAAATCTTGTAGACTTAGACAGTACTAATACATCAGGATTTATAAAAGCTAGTATACTTCTTAATTTTGGAATAGGAAATATTGATACAAAACAATCTAACGTTGAATTGTTAGCAGTCGATGGTTCCGTTGAAGTTATTAAAGTAGATAATCCAGGATATGGCTATACTGCAAGTACTACACTTAGTGTAGATGGTGATGGCGTTGGACTTACATGTCAACCAGTTATAGAGGCTGGACAAATAACTAGTGTAATAGTGACTAATCCAGGACATGGATATACTTTTGCAAATATTACTGCTAGTATTGGTTCTACTGCAAGGTTAAGAGCTATTATTTCACCAAAGGGTGGCCACGGCAAAGATGCTGTTTCTGAGTTATATGCAAAAACAATAATGTTGCATACTAGTTTAGTTGATGAGAAAAATAAAAATATTCCTATCACTAATGATTTTCGTCAAATTGGAATTTTGAAAAATCCTAAAATATATGGGCAAGATTCATATTATAGAAAAGCAACTGGTTCGGCATGTATATCATTAACATGTGAGGTTACTACTAATAATACTACTACATACAATGCATTAACATTAGATACACAGTTATTCTTAATTACAGATCCAACTAAAACATTTACTCTTGTAGAAAAATCTTATACTGCTGGCAAATATTATCTAGTAGTTACTGTTAATAATAATTTTATTCCTCTTGGCGGTAACACACTATCAACTTCTATTAATAACACTAATTATCCTATAGATATTCTATCAGTAAGCAATCCAGACTTCAATAAATACTCTGGTGAACTATTATACATAGATAATAGGATTAAGTTTGCATCATCATCTGATCAAACCGTTGCAGTATCCACTCTAATCACATTCTAATAGAGAAACTTTATGGCACTAGACTTTTCAATTGAACCATTTTTTGACGATTATTCTGAAGATAAAAAATTCCATAGAATTTTATTTAGACCTGGCTATGCGGTTCAAGCACGCGAATTAACGCAGATGCAGACTATTCTGCAAGAGCAAATTCGTCGTCATGGTGATCATATCTTCAAAGAAGGTGCAATGGTTATTCCAGGGCAGATATCTTATGATTTATACTTAAGTTATGTTAAGTTAACATTTGATGCTTCTAGTTCTCCTACTCTAATTCTGAATTCACTAGTTGGTAAAGAAATTAGAAATTCATCTGGCCTTATTGCAAAGGTTATAACTTATACTGCGCAATCAGGAGATGATCCTAATACTATTTTTGTTAAATACTTGAATAATGTTCAAGATAATAATGGAAATAATATTAATACATTTTCTCCAACAGATGTTTTATATCCTGTAGATGGAACCTCTGGATTGAACGTAAAGGTATCTGATGCTGTATTTGGCGTAGCACCTCCTATAGGAGTTGGATGCTCTGCTACTATTCAGCGAGGAATTTATTACATTAAAAAGAATTTTGTATTAGTTACAGCGCAAACTATTGTATTAGACAAATATTCAAATAAACCTAGCTATAGAATTGGTCTTCAGTTAAATGAAAGTATAATTTATCCAGAAGATGATGAAAGTCTATTAGATAATGCACTTGGTACTCCAAACTATTCAGCGCCCGGCGCAGCACGTTATTATATCGATTTAGTTCTTTCTACAAAATCACTAACAGCAACAGAAGATGCTGAATTTATTGAAGTTTTAAGATTAGATAATGGTAAAGTATTATTTAAAATTGATCATACTCAATATGCAGAATTAGATAAAACTCTTGCGCGTAGAACTTATGATGAATCTGGTGATTATGCGCTTTCACCTTTTACTATGACTACATTAGATTTTAGAAATAATCTGCGTGGAAATTGGGCTGCTAATGAAACTTTTATCCAAGGGGATATAATTAAAGTACCAGATAGCGCTACTGGATTTTATTATTTCGTTGCAACTACGTCTGGAAAAAGCGGAACTTCTCGTCCTAGTGGAAATAATGCGTTTACTCCTTCTAGAAATATTATTACTGATAATGATATTACTTGGGAATTTGTAGCGTATCCAAATTTTAATCGTGGAGTTAACACATTTACTGCAGGATCAATTCTGTATTCAGCATTTACTTTAAATGATCATATTCGTTTAAGTGGAATGTTGGCAATTAATGTTGATGCTGGGAAAGCATATGTGCGAGGCTATGAAGTTGAAAAGGTATCAAGTGAGTATGTTCCAATTTATAAGTCTAGAGCATTGCCTGCTGGATCAGCTGCACTGTGTGCATATTTTAATGTAACTTCTCTGCCTGCAATTACAGATTCAATTTCACCTGTAAAAACAGCTACTATTGATTTATCTAGTGGTGCGTATATTACTTGCAATGGAATTAAGTATCTTCCCAATGTTAGTGAATTTCCGACTATAAACTTGCACAGTGTCACATATGCAACTGCGTCAACTGCCACTATTATTGGTACTGCACGAGTTAGAGCAATTGAAAGACATCCTACAATTGCAGATGCATTCAATGTATTTCTATTTGATATTACAATGAATACTGGCAAGAATTTTGCTAATGTAAAATCTATATACACAACCTCAACAGCATTTTCAGCAAATGCAATACAACAGAGTGGGGTGACAGTTCTTAATAATCCTACTATGAATGGCAATTCTTTAATATATGACATTCCTTCATACGCAGTACAAAATATTGCAGAAGTAGATTATACAGTAGTAGTTCCATTTAGTCGTTCTTCTAGTTCTGGAAATACTTGGGATATTGATGCTCCAACCGGTTATACATTTGAAAGTGTAGTTAATTATCTAACTAATTATATTATTACTAATAATAGTACTGGTACAATTGTGACACCAACATTATCTTTATTTGGAACTAATACTAGATTGAGATTGAGTGGACTGGATTCTGGTGTTACATATTCTGTATTAGCTACAATGAAAAGATCTAATGTTGCTAATGGTCAAATTAATCTAACAGTAACATCATCTACACCTATTCAGCTTACTACTCAAGCTCTTGCGCAAGCATCAGCTATTACTTTAGATAGACCATTTGTCACTAGAATTATTTCTGTTCTTATGGA